CCATTGAGTTCAGTAACTTCATTTGCCTGAACTGCCAATGATGGGTCATTGGAGAAGTCAGCGTTTGAACCGATATATGCAAAGTTATGACTTGTGAGGAGCAGTTTTACACCAGCACCATCTGCAATAGCACCTTTAGTACCATAAATGTTTGCAGATGAGATGGAGCGCAGTTCTGCACCAAACTGAGAATAGTCAGCAGTAATTACTGAGGTTGCAGAATCTCCACCGCTAGAACGAACGTCAGAAATACCGCCAGATGCATCATCAAATGTTGTGAGTGCGTCTGTTCCATTAGCGTGCAGCAGGAGTACAGTATTCAGATCTGATGAATATTCAGTAGTTGTTGGTGTGAACGCACCAGTGAAACGACCAGCACCTTTACTTACACGGACTTCATCAATATGTCCAGTAAATTCTTCTGTAGGTGCAGTTGTATTGAAGTTAGCACCAATTGCCAATGGTTTTGTAGAACCATAGTCATTAGTATCGGTAAATGATGCAACCTGTGTACCATCAACGAAGATGCGCGTTGTACCACCGTTACGTGCCGCTGCAATGTGGTACCAAGTGCCTGTGGCAAGAGAACCCCCAGACTGTGCTGCACCGTTGCCTACGGCGTAATTAAGGGTGTATGGTGAGGTACCTGACAGATACATTGTAGGTGCAGTATCTGTAGCAGCTGCATCACGGAAGTCAAAAATTCTTTGTGTGCCAGAACCACCATTTGGTCTGATGAAACATTCAAACGCAAAGTTAGAAGTACCAAAACCAAAGTCATCGGAGGATGGAACAGTCAGTTGGTCCTCAGTTCCGTCAAACAGAATTGATGCTGTACCAAACTTCTGCTGAGCAGTATCTAACTGAGTATCACCAAATCTGGAGGTAGACTTTGATTGTTTTGTTACAGTGGTAAACTCACCAGTACCCTTACCACTAATGAATACATATGTACCATCGTTGCTAGCGACTGTACCACGAGCAACTGCTTTCTTATAAGTTACGTTGCCTGAAGTAGTACCAGAACTGCTGTCAGCATATGTAAAACTATTAGCGTTGACTACTGTTACTTGATAGAATCCATCATTAGCAGTTCCACTAATATGGTCAGCATAGATATAGTCATTTGTGGTCAACCCGTGCGCGGTTCTTGTTACAGTAACAGTGGTTCCACTTCTAGCATAAGTACCAGACTGGAAACTATCTTCTAACTGATATGCAACTTCGCTAGTCGAGAATGTTCCACTAACACCACCAAGTTTTAATCGAGTATTTCCTGTGCCGTATCTACCTGTAGCACCTTGAACACCTTTAATACCCTCAGATGCAAAGTATACGAATGAGTTCAACCACTCAACACGTACACCATTAGTGACAAGCAGACCTACAGCATTAGGTACAATAAATGTACACTCATTGAAGAGGATTGCAGATTCAATGCTATTAGAGTTGAATACTGCACCGTCTAACTTAGCACCACGACCAGCATTAGCAGAAGCAAATCCATATGGATCACTACCAGAAGTTACACTACCTTTGGTAAGTACAGTTACTCTTTCAATATATGGAGATTTGTCAGAGCTCAAAGATGCTGCACATACAAATCCATAACCAGTATCATTACCAGAGTTATAGAAAAAGTCCTTGACTGTCAAATCGGAGACATGGCAATCCCCTTCAAGAACAAAAGCGTTTAAATCGTTAGTTCCAGTAGTTGGTCTAATCTGTGTAGAGCGGAGATTAGTACCACGAAGTGTTACACCATCAGGAACAGTAAGTGGGAAGGTTTCCTGATAATCACCAGGAGCAACCGTAACAGTGTCACCCGAAGTAGCAACACTCAATGCCTTGGCAACTGTAAGGAAAGGAGTATCTGGGTGTTTGCCGTTATCGCCGCCGTTTGCTAATGTATTATTATCTGATCCTACAGATGCAACATAAAAAGTATTGCCCTGACCATTTGTAATGTCAGTAGCAAGCATTGTGGTAACAACCTCGCCTGTATTAGGCTTTTGGTTTGCAACCTCAATAATATTTCCGCCATTCCTAGCGTATAGTTTTCGATCAGCTAAATTAAGAGCGACTTCTCCGTCTTCTAAATTAGAAGTCGTCGGAACTGCCGCTGCCGTCGTTGATCTCTTGAGCTTGATTCTCGTTGCCATCTATAGCATTCTCAATAGATTGTTGTTCTTTCATACTATTTAACTGACTTCTCAAATCTTGAAGTTGTGCTTCAAGCATCACGTTTGTCAAAGTCAATTCAGAAACTTTACGTTGTAGTGTAGCAATAACAATTTGTACATCCATATTTAACTCCGTCAGAATGTGCCCCCGTCGATTGTGTTAGTCCAGACAGGAACACCAGCGGATGTTACCGTCAAAACTTGATAGGAGGTTGTGGCATCATTACCAGTACCTGGGTTTGCCATGTTTGCAGCATCAGTAACCTGCAAAGGACCTGCAGTATTACCGTAAACGATACCGTTAGTGGTAAATGTGCTAGCACCAGTACCACCGAACTGAACCTCAAGGTCAGTGTCGAGTTCCAGATCACCCAGAACAACGGTACCACGGTTACCATTTACACCAAATACGGTGTTAGTGTCAGTGGCATCCTCAATGAATGTCCATGCACCAAGTCCATCAGCACCGCCAGTGCGATCATAACCAAAGAAACCAAACTTAGCACCTGCACCACCGTAGTAGTGAACTTTAACACCGCGATCCAGAGCATCGTCTGCAGCGCGGGTTACTGTCAGTGCTTGTCCAGCAAGGATATTACCAGTAATAGCAGCACTCAAAGTAAGTGTGCTAGCACCAGTATTGATTGAACTGATAGTTGTGCCGTTTGCAATGTTTGAACCAGTTACGGTATCACCAGCAGTAAACCCTTCTACACGGTCAACAATGATGTCAGTAGCACCACTAGTTGCCTGAGTTGTTACTGTAATCTCAGTAGTAGGATCACCCAGTTCAATGGTAGGATCATTAACCGACATATTTGCCGAGTTAACAGTGGTTGTTGTACCATCAATTTGGAGGTCACCTTTGATGATGACCAGACCATCGGCATCCCCACCTGCTGGGAATGGGTCAATGATCAGTTCTGTGCCAGAAGTTGTGGAAAGAACATTACCATCCAATTTAAGTTGGTCAATGGTAATTTCACCAGTCTGTGCAGTATTACCTGTAATGGTTGTTTGACCATTAAAAGTTACACCGTTTTGGAAAACTGTGGTAGAGTTGACAGTAAGTGCATCAGTGGCATCTGTACCCAAGATGACACTATCGTCTACTCTAAGATCTTTAGTCCAAGTGGTTGCGGCAACACCAATACCACCTGCATATGTTACACTAGCAGTAGTTCTATTAGAGGCATCTGTAGTGTCAGCGTAGTTGACTTGTACGCCAGTACCATATGTCCAATCTGCACCATCAACCTGGATTCTATCTGAGGTTGCTTCGTCATAGCGAATAGAACCATCTTTGCCTGCACCGAAGTACAGCTTCATGTCATCGTCGAGGAGCAGGTCGGGGGTAGTTGCTCCAACACGAGTGATCTTGAGAGCTGCATCGGCGTCAACAAATTGCAGTTGAACGTCGCCAGTTGTACCAAACTCTAATTCTTGACCATCTTCGATTACTAACTTACCTGTGCCATTTGCACGGAAGATAAGATCAGTATCTGTAGTGCTAGTCGTGATGACATTAGCATTCAGTTGAATGTCATCGACTAACCAGTTATCAATCTTAGAGTTACTGTCTACAATAACTGTAGAACCTGCAGTCAATGTACCATGTACATGATCAAGCAGATCAGTAAAATATCTACCACCAACGACCTGAGCAGCACCGTTATTATCACCGATAAACAATCGGTCACCAGCGTTTGCCTGCGTGCCGTTAGCACCTGTTGTTACGGCAAGTTCACCGTATGTAATAGTACCTGGAGCGACACTCCCTGTACTTCTTTTAATTAGGATGGATGATGCCATCAGAACGAACCCCCGTTGATCGTGATGTTATTTAATACGTTAGTTGGTACAAACTTGCTATTAGCGTTATCATAAACCAGAACAGCTCCTTCAGCGAGACCGCCCTGGGAAGTATCCGTCAGATCGATATCGGACAAACCACCAATAGTTCCGCCACCACCGCCTGTGGCAACTCTAGTAACTCTTGGTACTGATTGATCTCCGAATCTAAGACGTGCCATTAGATAGTAACTCCTTCTAGAACACTTACAGTGCCTTCCAATACTCTAGTTTTGAGACCAGAGGCAGAAGTAATAACAACATCATATACGTATCTACCAGATTTCATACCAGCAGTTACTGTATTCCCTAGAGATAACTGGACTTGTCCAGATGTAGCAGGTGATAAAACTGCTGCTGTTACAGTGGTAGAAGTGCTACTTGTGTAGTGCTTCTTAATTAAACACGCAACAGTATACCCAGTCAAATTGAAAGGAGTTCCATTATCGTTTTCAACAGTGAAATCGATATTGAAATCAGATCCTTGGTAGATCAATAAATTGGATACAGCAGAAGCCATTCTCTACAGAATTCCTTATATTATTTAGCCTACGACTATTTATCTTGTTGTTGAACTAACTTACCAACAAGATCTTTTAGTTCATCGATCTCTGCTCTGAGAGATTCTAGTTCCCTATCTTTTCTTTTGGACTGGTTTCTTGCTTTGATGTATGCGTCGTAGGCACTTTCATCAGTATTTACGATTGCATTACTACCAGGATCCCTGCCTAGGTTGTTGTGACCATCGACAGGGATCAATTCAATATTATCTTCCGTCATGCCAGAGCAATTCCTCTAAAGTCCTTCACTCTAGGTATGTATGGTTGATCATAACCAATAAATGCAATCTTAATTTGGAATGCATCAAATTCCTCTACATCTTCGACAGAGAACTCATAATCAGTAAATGTTTCGATCTCATTCTGTGGAACAAGAACACCACTATCTGCTCTACCATCTGTATTGAAGAACTGGAATTGCAGATCGTCTAGACTTGCTGTGCTACCAACAGGAACCAACTTATACATCACTCTGATGTTTGATGGTGTCCAAGTATTTGCAGAAAGCATTACTTTCAAACTTGTAGCAGCATTTGCAAGGCGTGCAACTTTAGTAATGTAGTTTGCTGCACACTCACCACCAACACCTGCGCTTGGTTCAATGTTATTATAAACATTGGCAGTAGTGATGATTGAACATCTTGTCAAGTCAATTACAGGGGAAAGATGATCATTCTCAGATTGAAGATCTAACTCCATAGTAAAGGACTTAGCATTATTCATTCTGTTTTGCTCATTCAATTCATGAGCAATAACTTTAGTTGTTGGGAAGTAGTTCTCTTCTCCTAAAGTTACGTCAACATAAGTCGTATCTTTGACGAAAGATGTTTCTGCAGTTACACCTGATGGGAATGGACCACATGAGGTACCGCTAGTTCCAAGAACTCTTGCGGTAATACCTGTAGTTGGTTGTGTCTGGGATTGAATCTGTGGTGTCAGAACATCCCAAGGAATGTTCTGAGTTACTTCCATATTAGCGCCACCAGCATTGATAGTCTTACCAGCGTTCTTACCAGTAATTCTTAACTTGTAACTATGTGGACTATTGATAGAAATGATACCACCAGTAGTAGAATTGTGAGTAGTGTTGACTAGTGGTAAAGGAATACCAGCAATGTTATAGCATTCAACGACTGCATCATCGTCGTGTGCTTTTCCAGTAGAAGAACCTGATGTACCATCATGGTTTCTACCATTTGTGGCAATTGTAATTACATTACCAGAGATGCCAGAGTATGCAATGATTTCATCTCCACTTCCATCTTCATCATCACCAAGAATTCTAATGAATCCTGGGTTTGCGCTACTAACAGCAGATCCACCAATTGTTGTGTGGAACTGAGATGCATCATCTACTGTAATACTTGTACCAGTAGTAGAAAGACCAGAGTTTGCATTGATAGCAGTTGCAGGGACCTCAGATACAACACCATCAAGTTTTACATAGTTAAGATTAGATTGCATACCATGATTAGAGTGGAATACTCTAATATCTGCACTACCAGAGGTAAACTGCAATGCGTTTGGTGCAAGGTCTAAAGTACCACCATTGTTTTCCTTGAGTTGTGCATTCTCCAAGATGAGTTTGGAGTTAGCGGCAGTTGTTGGTTGTGTAAACTTGCAACGATAGATCTTGAACATAAGATCTTCATACTGAGAAGGTGTCCAAGTAGATGCGTTCTGAGACTTGAACAGAACACCAATATATGGTTGCTCCGAAATCTTCTCACCAGAGTGTGCTGCGTCAACAGCATCCTGACCCAATACAGAGATGAATACTTTATATTGGTTAGAATCGGAAGTTAAAACAAAAGCATGTTCCTTTCTGAATGGAAGGAATACTGGACTTTCAAATGTAAACGTAGTAGGTGTAGATGCATTTGCAGAGATTGTTACATCCTCAGGTTGCTTGACTACTTTAGAGAATGGTAGAATATCCTGTGTAGGAATACCATTTTCTACTGTACGGATGTCTACAACAACAGGAATTTCACTATCTTTCTGGAAGAAGAACAAATCAATCTTAGAAAGGTATACACCACCTTCTAAGTTAGAATCTTCAATCAGGAAGGTTTGAGCAAGAGGATCATGCCAACGTGTCTCTTCTCTGCTGGAAGATGTAGAGTTGACAAGTGTTCTGCTCTGCTTCTGGTTCTCTGAGGTGACTTTTGCATTTCTAACCGACTGAATAGTCTCCTGTGTAGTTTGGAGAATACCAGATGCGGTAAATTCTGCCTCACCACTGGAATCAGATACGCCCTGAATACCACTGTCGTTTTTGTCGTCAGTCAGTTTCAGCAGTCTCGTTCCAGTCTTAAATTTCAAAGATCCAGTTCCTTTTGGATTTGGAATGAAGAATGAAGCATCAAGGTTACCTTTTTGGTCAGTAATAAGTCTCTTGTCACTAACTTTTGCAACTGCACCTGATGTCTGACCAATCAGATAGAAGTTCTGTTTTGGAGAACCATAGAAAGATCCTTTTGCTTGATCTGCAAGAGATCTAGTATCAATATTAATAAATCCAAGGTTTGCTGTGTAATCATTTACACTAGAGATATCATCACCAGTGAGTGGATTGATAGTAAAGTTTTCATTTGGTGCAGCAACTTTAGCTCTAAAGGTTGCTTTTGCAGATTTAGTAACTTTACCAAGAACAGTCTCACCAACCTGGAAAGGAATGTTATTGGTTTTACTATCTGCACTAGGATTCTTAACGACACCCATAATTCTAGGTGTCATCAGTTTTGCTGGAATCTTAATGCCATCAAAGAATGGATAGAACCTGGTTCTAGGCTTCAGTTTTTGTACCTTAACCTGGATGTTTCTAGAGCGCATGAATTGAATGTGCTCAACAGAGACAACTCTGCTTCCAAGAGACTGTTGCTCAATAACTGGAGTAACTCTATAACGGATACCAGTTCTTGTTTGTTTTGTTGTAGTTGTAGTGGTTGTAGTGATAGTTCTTCTTTCTCTTCTTCTACCCTTACCACCATCACGACGCCAGCTACCTGTGCTTGTGCTAGTCTTTGTGCCAGTCCAAGTAGTTTTCCATGCATTCCAATGAATTGGTGAGAAACCATTCTGGTCAGCGTTATATTCTCTAACTGTTGTCAGGAAGTTACCTTCAATAACAGGTAATTTGAGAGGAGACAATGAC